TTATCCGTAAGAAGATTATTGATCAAAATTTGGCATACTTAAACAACCGTTTAACTTACTATCTTGACAAAATGGGCTTGCCGCATCAAGTAATGTTTCAAAACGATTTGACTGTGCTAATCACCCAGCTAGGACAAGACTTAGATTTTGATAACTTGTCACGTGGTGAACGCAATAGGCTAATTCTTGGCTTGAGCTTTGCCTTCCGTGACGTGTGGGAAAGTTTATATCAGCAGATTAACTTGCTGTTTGTGGATGAGCTAATTGACAACGGATTAGATGCCGCGGGCGTTGAAGGCGCATTGGCATTGCTAAAGAAAATGGCACGTGAACGTAAGAAAAACATTTTCTTAATCTCGCACAAGGATGAATTAATAGGCCGTGTAAACAATGTGCTGAAAGTTATTAAGGAAAACGGTTATACAAGTTATGCAAATGATTTAGAGGTAACTGAATGAGAGTAGGATTTACTTGCAGTACGTTTGACTTGTTTCATGCAGGACATGTTATCATGCTTGAAGAAGCAAAGCGACAATGCGATCATTTAATAGTTGGATTACAAACAGATCCATCTATTGACCGCCCAACAAAAAATAAACCAGTGCAAACAGTGTTTGAACGCTATGTACAGCTAGACGCTTGTAAGCATGTAGATCAAGTTATAGTTTATGCCACTGAAAAAGAATTAAAAGATATCTTGCTTTCTTATCCTATTAATGTTAGAATACTAGGAGAGGAGTATGAAGGTAAAGACTTTACTGGTAGTGATATAGTGGGCATGAGATTTTATTATAATAAAAGAAAACACAGTTTCAGCACCACTGAACTTAGACAAAGAGTAATCGACGCCAATGTCAAAACACGTTGAACCAACACCGTACCAAGATGAAGAAACACATGATCAACTCATGCGGGCGTTTCAGGCATATTTTAAGGCAAACCAAAAATGGATTAACAAAGGCACACGCCGAGCGGGTGAAGAAATGCGCTACTGGCTAGCACAAATTCGAATTATAGCCCGTGAACGCAGGGCAAGAGTACAACAATATCGCACACATTTAGATCAAACCAAGGCACAACGTAAAGCAGGCCAAAAGAACGAGGGGGACGAGACAGAATAAACTACATAGTTTATGTCTTGGACTTATCAATCACAAATAATCGAAACATTACCAGAAGACTGTATTGGGTTTGTATACTTAATAACAAATACAATTTCTGGCCGCATGTATATAGGCAAAAAACTAGCTAAATTCTCCAAAACAACATACAAGACAGTAAAATTAAAAAACGGCACAAAGAAAAAGAAGCGATTCCGTAGCAAAATTGACAGTGATTGGCGTGAATACTATGGTAGTTCACCCGCATTAACCGAAGATGTTACGCAGTTAGGTACAGAAAATTTTACAAGAGAGATACTTTACTACTGTTCTAGTAAGGCAGAATGTAGTTATATAGAGGCTAGAGAACAGTTTTCACGCAGAGTTTTAGAATCAAATGACTATTATAACGGTCATATTCAAGTGCGTGTACACGGTTCACATATTCGCAAACTTCAAGAAAACCAGGCAAAATAAAGCCAAATAAGCCCGCACAGGCGATAGTATTGTGCCCTGAATCCGCTCTGATGTGTGGCGGCAAGGAACTCTAATTGGCGTAGAGTAGCTAGATCACTATCCTTTACAGGACGATGATGGGATATGCCTTACATAAATGTAAACCCGTTTGACTAGTAAAAAGACAATTTTTAAAGGCTAAAAGAGGGAGAAATACCCACGGATTTGCGTATGTTAACGTATGCGTAGAGACCCGCCGTTGTATAAGACTCAGCTCGTGGTACCGGACAACCGCCACTGTAATGCTGTAACGTTAAGTGAACTGCTCAACTCAGATAATGTTCATTTTTAGCCCGCCAGGGCTAAGTGTGACTGAACAATCTAGATAATATTTAAAGTGCTTCGCACTTAACTATGTTTACTTTAGATATAAGTTCGAGCGCAAGCGAAGAACAGATGAACGCTAGTTCATCTTAACACAGGTAAATATAAGATATGAAAGTCCTAGACATTATAACTGAAACACAATTCAATCCTCGTAATTTAAGCGATGATCAGATCATGGCAGTATTACAGGAGGAGTTCCGTCGCAATCCAAACGGAGCTCGGACATCGTTTACAGAAGAGCCCCGTTTGAGTTTCTTTGCTCAACGCAGAGCTAACGCCGCACAAGTAGAAGCAGTATTAGAACAGCGTTGGGGAATTGTATTAAGAAGATTCCTTGTTGCCGCGCAAATTGCCGCACCTATATACATGTGGTATGGTAAGATGCAAGCTCTTAATGAATTATCCAAAGAAAAAGATGAAAACGGGCAATACACTTACTCCGATGATTATATAATTGGACAGAGGAATGGCATTACTGGCATTTGTGTTATTAGTATAGTTGCTGTGCCAATTATGAAAGGTGTAGTTGCAGGAACATTTGGCATATTCTTAAAAGAACTTTTAAAAGCTGTAGCCAGAAATGGTGGAGGCAGGGTAGGTGGAGCCGCTATTGTAGTTGCAACATTTGCCGCAGGCGCTGGCTATGTTTTATTTGCCGCGTGGCTAAACACACCGGCGGGTGTAGCATTTATTAGAGAGTGGATCCCAGACATTATCATAAACGGTATTGGTTGGGTTGCTAATATAGGAATTGATGCATTTACCGGCTATGTTAAAAAGCAAACTGGTGTAGATATTTCACCAGATCCTGATACTAAAAAACGCATAGCTGATATCCCAGATCTTAACTTTGACTACGACCCGGACAAAGAACGTGCTAAAATTCGTGCAGGCAGTAGGATGGATGTACAGCCGTTTAAAACAGAGTTTGACTATAATCACAACGGCCAAAACTATTAAAGTAATGGCATTTGTGATTTTTTAGTAGCTTCGATATTTTCGTTAACAATAGTAGAAATAATTTCAATATCTTCAGTGCTATAACGATCAAACAAGTCGTTAATATTAACACCGCCCCGCATGTACCATGCGATTCTAAATAATTCTGTTTTAAATCTTTTTACGTGTTGATCTAGCCTAACTAGGTATTGCTCAATTTCTTCGTTTGATAATCTAGTTAGGCTGTCCCGAAAAAACTTGATTGATCCAAGCTAATAGTTACTGCATTTTCTGCTTGACAATCTGCACAAATAACTTTAGTTGTTGGTATTTCCCAAGTTTTTCTATTTTTTTCAATTTGTTCTTTGATCTTTTCGTAGACTATTTGCTCGCTGTTAACAATCCATTCGTTAATAAATGTACGTTGATCAACAACTCCTTCAGCGACTTCTACTCGGTCGATTTGCTGAGATAGCATTTCTTTCTGCAAATCGTTTACTTGTGCCAATAGTTCATTGATCACTCGGCTTCTTTCGGTAGCATCTTCTATATTGCTAGTTTGATTTAATTGGCGCTGGATGCCAAATGTTACTAGTTGAAAATTAGTCCAGTCTTTGTAAGTTAACGGGCGTAGTTTAATAGTAACATCTTTTAAATGTACTGTACCGTCGTATTGACAATTTTTAAAATGAGTTACAATATCTCCTAATTCAATATCATAATCGTTTTCAGCTTCACATGCAGTACACTTATGACTAATATGCAACGTATTACCGTAGGTAGCAATTTTAATAGCGCACAAGATAGCATCTAGGTCTAAAACACTAATATTCCACGCATTTTTAATCACAGGGCAACAGCTTTCAATTACTCGTGCTGTGCTTTCTCCAGACAATAAAGCATCTGGAGTTTTCATTAAAATTTCGTCCATGCCGGTCATTCCATAGACCGGCATATTTTCTGTATCACCTACATAAGTACCGGGATCGGAAAAGATACCTCTAGTAGGTAATGTGGTAAAAATCTTAGGTTGTCTAAAATACTTTTTTAATGGGTTATCCATTGTTTTTCCTCCAGATAAATATATTATGCATGTATTTATATGCGCATATTTCTAGGGAAATTAAATGGCAACATTAGAAGATAGAGTCCGGGAAAATACCGATATGATGCGCGACTTGCTACAGCAAATGCGCGGCGGCACCCAATCAAACCCTCAGTCAAATTCTGTCGGCTCGCCAACCGGAACTGGTGCTGTAGGCGAAGCTGCCAAAAGTGTTGTAAATGGATTGTTTAACAGTGCCGGAGCCCTTGAAACATTTGTAGGCAAGTTAGTACGACAAACAGCAGGTATTCCAGATTTAACTAACATTCTGACATCGGGTATTACTCCTATGTTTGGCGGTTTGGGAAAACTTTTAGGTGATGCATTTGGCGGAACTATACAGTTTGTAGACGAAAGTGTAAAAAATTGGCAAGATTTTAGTAAGCTAGGCCCAACCATGTACGGCAATGCCATGAACGTAAATGCGTCCATGGGTAAGATGCGATTAAACTATGACGATTTTGCAGATGTAATAAAAAATATGGGTTCAGGCGGTTTATCATTTGGTAGGTCACTAACCGAAGCTACTTTCTTATTTTCCAGTGCAGTTGATTATTTTGCCAAAAGTGACTATCAAAAGAATTTTCAAATGTTGGGTATTAAGGAAAAAGAACGTGCAGACATTATGGGCAATGTTATCCGGGGATGGACTGGATTAAACTTACAAAACGAAGACGCTATGGCTAGGGTTGCAAAAGCAACAGATTCTTTAGCTAAGAGTATGGCCCTGACAGCTGAGACTATGGGAGTTAGTAGAGAAAAACAACTAGATGCAATAAAAGATTTTGCTGAAGATGCAAGATCATACGCTAAAAAAGAACAGCATTTATTAAACGGCGATCTAATATATAGTGAGTTACAAAAAACTGTTGCGATAGGAATGAAAAATGCTCCAGCTATGGTTCGAGATGCAGCCATACAAGCTACTAGTAATAACGGTCAAGTATATGGCCCAGCACAAGATGTTATGAATCAGTTAGCGCCTCGGACACTGGCCATGATGCAACAACAGGCCCGAATCATAGAAGATGTGACACGGTCAGATGATGACAGACGCAAAGCCGCTGAATATATGGCAAACATAAATGAGCATATGACTACCGAAGTTATGACTAATCAATCAAGAATGTTAACGATATATGACAATCTATCAGCAGAACAAAAAGAAACGTTAAAAGGACTACAACCTTTTCGAGATGCTATTTTAGGTGAAATTTCTCGAAGCGGCGGCAAGATGACTCTTGAAGAAGCTATTACTAAAATCCGAGAAAACGGTGAATTTAATATTGCAGGCGGTAATAATCTTGGTAAAGGCGGCCCTCCAGGAGTCGCTCCCGGAGAGATAGATCCTGGTAGACAATCTACTCAGGCATACTTGAATGTACAAAGTAGAATAAAAGATTTAGGCGAAGCTACTATAAAACAAGTCGATGTTTTTAATAGAGAACTAGGTAAAGCCGGCGGTGGCCTTGAGAAATTTAACTTACTACCTTGGATAAACAATGGCACTTCAGCCGCTAATAAAGTAGAAGAACTTAGAAATAGAGTTCAACCAGAAGGTTGGGATAAAATGTCGGATGCTGACAAAACGTTGCACAACATGAAAGAAACAACTACAAGTTATTCTAATATGTTTTTAGGTTCTTCAAAAATAGTGGATCCTGACAAAAAAGGCCTAGGTGGTTCAAGCAGTGCTGGACGTGGTACTATATTTGGTGAATTAGGTTTTGAATATAAAGCAGATGAAGCCGCAACCCGTGTGTATAATAACGGACAAACTAAAACATTAATAGCTAGCATGACGGACGGTATGAGAATGTTCCCAATTTTATCAGGTCAGTTGCAAAGAGTTGCACCAGAAGTTGCGCAAGTTGTGTCTAATGCAATAACTAACTCAAGCAGTAATAGCATTGCAAACCAAGATATATTAGTATCAGAAATTAAAAACTTAAATACTACTATGGAGGCTGTTGCGGGATTTACCAAAAATACAGCCGATGCTGTTAAACAAACCGTAAAAGCTATCGAGGCGTCAGATAGTGTATACTAAGGACCTAACATAATATGAGTTGGAAAAAATTCTTCACACCAGTAGCTGTCGGCTCGGGACGTAGTGCTTTAGGGCCCGGAACATCGAGTACTGGCATGGGCCCTGCTAAAACAAACTATTCAAGTTATTTGCCAGATGTATATTCTGGCAGTCCAAATCGTATAGAACGTTACAATCAATATGAAACAATGGACAGCGATCCAGAAGTTAATGCGGCATTAGATATTCTAGCAGAGTTTACTACACAAAAAGAAAAAGCAGGGCATAGTCCGTTTAAGATTGACTGGCGTAGTAAAGCAACTAATTCTGAAATTAAGATTCTAGGTGAGTATCTTAATCAATGGAGCAAATTGCAAAAGTTTGACATTCGTATTTTTCGCATAATGCGTAATACATTCAAATATGGCGATAGCTTTTTTATTCGCGATCCGGAAAATCAAAAATGGTATCACGTTGATCCTAACAAGATTATTAAGATCATTGCCAATGAAAGCGAAGGTAAAAAGCCAGAGCAGTATGTGGTCAAAGATTTAAATCCTAATTTTATGAACCTGGTGACTACACAGATTAGTCCTAATGTAAGAGATTATAACAGAGGCGGTACACAAAGCAATGCAAGCCAAGGAGGCGGCATGGGTGGTCGTGGTATGAGTGGATCTATTCCAACAGCCGCAGGCGGACGCTTTGACAAAAAAGACGGAGAATATGCTATTGATGCAGAACACGTTATTCATTTGTCACTAAGCGAAGGCTTAGACAACAACTATCCGTTTGGTAACAGCTTATTAGAAAACATCTTTAAAGTTTACAAGCAAAAAGAACTATTAGAAGATGCTATTCTTATCTATCGCATACAACGTGCTCCAGAAAGACGTATCTTTCACATAGATGTAGGTAACATGCCTAGCCATTTGGCCATGGCGTTTGTGGAAAGAGTCAAAGACCAGATTCATCAACGTAGAATTCCTAGTCAAAATGGCGGCGGCCAGAACGTTATTGACAGTGCATACAATCCATTAAGCATTAACGAAGACTATTTCTTTCCTAAATCAGCAGACGGACGTGGTAGTGATGTCACAACATTGCCTGGCGGTACTAACCTAGGCGAGATTGACGACTTAAAATACTTTACCAACAAGTTATTCCGTGGTTTACGTATACCAAGTAGCTACTTACCAACAGGTGCAGACGATAGTAACAGCAGTTACAACGATGGTCGGGTTGGTACAGCATACATTCAAGAGCTACGCTTTAACAAATACTGCGAAAGACTACAAAGTTTAGTATCTACAGTGTTTGATGAAGAGTTCAAACGTTACATTTACTCACGTGGAGTTAATGTAGACAGCACATTATTTGATTTAACATTTAATCCACCACTTAATTTTGCAAGTAGCCGTCAAGCAGGACTTGATGCAGAGCGTATTACATCATTTACCACAGTAGCGGCACTGCCTTATGTAAGTCATCGCTTTGCATTAAAACGTTTCTTAGGTCTAAGCGACGACGAAATGGCTGAAAACGAACGCCTGTGGAGTGAAGAACAAGGCCAAGGTATGCCTACGCATACTGATAGTGCTGGAGAATTGCGCGGCGCAGGCTTATCTGCCGGAGGAATCGCTGGAGATATGAATGACGAAAGTGATTTAACAGCACCAGAAGGTATGGAAACTCCAGGTGAAGAT